AAATGATGTTACTTCACTCCAAAATGCGATGGAGAGTGGAGTAAAGAGAGCAAAAATGACAATTTTAAACATTTTTTCACATTGTTTCCTTCCACAAGGATGTACGGTCGTGATTGCCCTATCAGAAAGTCATGTTTCTTGCCATACTTGGCCAGAAAATGGGTGCATTGCTGTAGATGTCTATACTTGTGGTGAAGGAAACCCAAAATTAATTGCTTTAGAGATTTTAAAATACTTAAATTCGGATGATTATAAGATTAGAGAGATAGATCGTTAAATAAAAACAAGGAGATAGCAACCTCCTTTATAAAAGTTCTGTTTTATTCATTAAAACAGGAGCTAAAATGTCAAATCTACCAGTAGATAGAGACGAAAATTACATGTACCACATGTGGGGTACAACTAAATTGGTTACAGATTATTCTTCAACTGAAAAACCAAAAGTCATTCAAGAAATTATGCATGATGAACTTGGAAAAAAACATCATCTTAAAGAACAGAGTGATTTACATAAGAAAATTCGAAATGATGAAAGTTACGATGATTGGGAATATGGAACAGAACCAAACTATGGTTCTCCCTGGCAATAGGTATAAATAAAGTGAAGAAATAATCATTAAATGGCAGTTCAACGCATTTCACGCGGATTTAAAGATATAAGTTTGTCCTTTGAACCTCACCCTGTTACAAAGGACTTGCCTGTATTGAAAAATGAAGCTGCTATTCGTCGCTCAGTGAGAAATATTGTTGAAACGATCCAAGGAGAGAGATTTTTTGACTCTCTCTTTGGATCTGACGTTTATTCTACATTATTTGAATTTGTTGATGCAGGTACAGCATCAGTTCTTGAAAATGAAATTGCAGAAGCAATTTCTAATTATGAACCAAGAATTTCTAATTTAGTTGTTATTGTAGAAGCAAGACCAGATGATAATGCTTTTGAAGTAACCGTTAATTTTGATATTATTGGTCAAGAAATACCAACACAAGAATACACATTTATATTAGAGGCAGCAAGATAAAATGCCTTTCACTAAATTTACGAATCTAGACTTCGATCAAATCAAGACTTCAATCAAGGATTATCTCCGTGCGAACAGCAACTTCACGGACTTTGATTTTGAAGGTTCTAATTTCTCTGTCTTGTTAAATGCCCTAGCATATAACACTTATATTAATGCATTTAACACGAATATGGCAGCCAATGAGGCATTTCTTGACTCAGCAACTCTTCGTGAAAACGTCGTATCTCTTGCCAGAACGATAGGATATGTTCCTCGCTCTAGGACATGCTCCAGAGCGTCTGTAACGCTTCAGGTGGGCGTTAGTAGTTCATTCACCAGCCCTACCCTAACTCTTGAAGCAAGGGGTCCTGTGTGCGTTGGAACGGCATCAAATGAGAATTCATATATCTTTTCAATCCCAGAAAATATAACTACCACAGTCACAAATCAGACAGCAACTTTTGGAACTGCTGACGAACCAATTGAGATTTACCAAGGAACTTTACTGAAAAAGACCTTTACAGTTGATGGTAGTTTAGACCAAAGATTTATCTTAGATAACTCATATATTGATACTCAGACTATTATAGTTAAAGTAAAAGGTACATCAGATACAGGGGTAGGTAGAGAATATCAAAGAGTTGATAATATTCTGAGCATTAATTCAACTTCTGAAATTTATTTAATTCAAGAGATACAGGATGAGAAGTATGAATTACTTTTTGGTGATGGTTACTTTGGTAAAAAACTTGAAAATGGCACAATCATCACAGTAACTTATATTGTTACTGATGGTGAAGAGGGGAATGGAGCTACAAATTTTGCTTTTGCAGGTACATTTGTTGATTCTCTAGGAGGATCTGCAACGGTATCTTCTACAACCTTAACTACAGTTAATAAGTCTTCTAATGGAACAAGCATTGAACCAGTAGAATCAATTAAATATTTTGCACCAAGATTGTACTCAGCACAATATAGGGCAGTAACAGCTAGAGATTATGAAGCGATTATTCAATCAATCTATCCAAATACAGAATCAGTATCTGTTGTTGGGGGTGAAGAATTAAATCCACCTCAATTTGGAACAGTTCAGATAAGTATTAAACCAAAAAATGGAGATTTTATATCTGACTTCGATAAAGATTTTATTTTAAGTCGATTAAAAAATTATTCACTGACAGGTATCAATCAAAAAATTATAGATCTGAAGGTTCTTTATGTTGAGATTGATTCATATGTCTATTATAATTCTTCACAAGTTAATAATGTCAATGATTTAAAAACTAATATTACCAATTCACTACAATCTTATTCTAATTCTGTTGAGGTTAATAAGTTTGGTGGTAGATTTAAGTATAGTAAAATTTTGAATGTAATTGATAATGTAGATAGATCAATTACTTCAAATATTACCCGAGTAAGAATTAGAAGGAATTTAAAAGCATTAGTTAATCAATCTGCTCAATATGAACTTTGCTTTGGAAATGCTTTCCATGTGGATTCTGCTGGATTTAATATTAAATCCACTGGATTTAAAATTTCTGGAGAATTGGAAACAGTTTATTTAACAGATGTTCCAAATGCAGATAAGAAGACTGGAATTTTATCAATCGTAAAGCAAATCAAAGAAAATAATACAAATAGAGTAATTATTAAATCTGCTGGAACTGTTGATTATGTTACTGGAGAAATAATGCTTTCAACTACAGTTATTACAGAAACTGAACTAGAAAACAATATTATTGAGATTCAAGCATATCCAGAATCGAATGATGTTATTGGATTAAAAGATTTGTATTTGGATTTTGATGTTTCAAAGAGCACCATAAATATGGTAAAGGATACTATTTCTTCTGGTGAGAAGATTTCAGGAGTAGGATTTAAAGTAACTTCAAGTTATTCAAACGGAGAGCTAAAGAGAGGATAATATGATTCAAACTGGTATCGAATCAAAGGTAAAGGCATATCAAATTATTGAAAATCAGTTACCTGCATTCATATTAGATGAAAGCCCAAAGGCATCTGAATTTTTAAAACAATATTATATTTCTCAAGAATATCCAAGTGGTCCATCGGATATTTCTGAGAATTTTAATTCTTACATTAATCTTGACAACTTAACTCCAGAAGTTATTGTTGGATTCACTTCAATAACTTCTTCAATCACCTCTACTAGCTCAACAATCAATGTTTTGAGTACAAAGGGATTTCCCCAATATTATGGTTTGCTAAAGATTGATGATGAAATTATTACATATACTGGAATTACAACAAACTCTTTCACTGGATGTGTTAGAGGATTTAGTGGAATTACTAGTTATAGAGATTCAAATAATCCAGAAGAATTAGTTTTTTCAGAAACAACCGCATCTTCACATACGCAATATTCTTCTGTACAAAATCTAAGCTCTCTATTTTTAAAAGAATTTTATAATAAAATCAAATATTCTATTGCTCCAGGTTTGGAAAATGTTGATTTTGTTTCCGATTTAAATGTTGGCAATTTTCTAAAAGAAGCAAGATCATTCTATCAGTCAAAAGGTACTGAAGAATCTTTTAAAATCCTCTATAAAGTTTTGTATGGAGTTACTCCAAAAGTAATTGACCTAGAGCAATTTCTTTTTAAACCATCTGATTCAGAGTACATTAGAAGAGTTATTATTTTAACCGAAGCAATTTCTGGAAATCCAAATAATTTAGTTGGGCAAACAATTTATAGTTCTTTAGATACTAAAACAAGTGCAGCTGTATCTGAAGTAGAAATTTTAACCAGAAAAAATAAAGTATATTATAAACTAGGTTTATTCATTGGGTATAGCGATCAAGACTTAATTGAAGGTGACCTTACAGTAACAGCAAATACTAAAGTAATTGGTGATGTTTCAATAGGATCTTCAATTATTACTGTAGATTCGACAATTGGATTTGAGAAATCTGGGACAGCAATATCTGGAAATAATACTATTGTATATACAGATAAAACTGTAAATCAACTTTTAAATTGTTCAGGTATATCTGAAAATATTTCGAACAAAGATTCGATAAGATCAAATCAGACAATTTTTGGATTTGAAAATGGAAATTTAGATAAGAAAGTAGAATTAAAAGTATGTTCCATAATTTCAAATTTACAGATGATTGAAGATAAAGCTTTAAATCTTGAAAATGAAAAAATTTATATCAAACACCTAGGTGACTTAATAAAAAATCCAAGCAACCCCAACGACAGAACTTATAAGCAAATTTTTGCAAATTCTTGGGTATATAATACTAGCTGTACTTTTGAAGTTGATTCTTTTAATCTATCATCTAAAGTTTTTACTTTAAAATCTGATATAGATTCTTCTAGTTTAAAGGTTAATGATAGAGTTGATATTATTAATGCTGTTACTGGTTCTGTTAGAATTTCCAATGCAAAAGTAACAGGTATTGATGGGGGAACAAAAGAAGTTACCTTAAGTTATGTTGGATATACCACTTCGACTTCGATACCACATCTATTAAGAAGAATCATTAAGAAAACATCTAGTGAATTAGTACCGTTGAAGTATGGTAATGATACTTTATTTGCAGATGTTCAGAATGTGTATTCCGATGATGCAAATGAATTTATGTATGTGGCATCGAATTCTTTGCCATCATACACTTTCAGACTTGATGCAACACCATCCAAACCATCAATAAGAGTTGGTACAGCTTCGACTTTTATTGGCGCAGCAACTACTCAAAGCGGTGCAATTCAAAAAGAACTATCAGATGATGATTATTCTATTATTTCATTCCCAACTTCTATACCATTTTTGACAGGAGATGCTGTAATCTATAGTCCAGAAACAACACCAATATCTGGACTTGCTACAGGGAAATATTTTGTAAAAGTATTAACTGATCCAAAACAAATAAAATTATATGCATCAAATTCATTTATTCAAATAGATGATTATATTACATTCAATCCTCTTTCTCCTGGAGTTGGTGGAAAGCATAGTTTTGTAGTGGAATCTAAATTTAATAAAAATATTGAACCACAAAAATTATTAAGGAAATTTCCACTTAGAGAAGTCATCAAAGATAATGATGGAGTAGAGAATGATAAAGAGTTTATTGGAATGTTGGTCAATGGTGTCGAAATAAAAAATTATAAATCTCAAGATAAGATTTATTATGGACCATTAAAATCTATAAGCATTTTAAACTCTGGAATTGATTATGATGTAGTTAATCCACCACAAATAATTGTATCTGGACCACCAACTGGATCTGGTACAACTTCACTTGTTCAACCAGTTATAAGTGGTTCTGTTAAAGAAGTACTAGTAGATCCGCAAAATATTGAACTTGAAAAAGTTATTTCATTAAGTATTCAAGGTGGTAATGGTAGTGGATGTTTATTAGAACCTATTGTAGAAAAAACTTTTAGAGAAGTTGATTTTGATGCGAGACTTCTGAGTAATTTTGGTGGCGTTGGCGAAACTGCAGAAACAATAACATTTCTATCGAATCACGAATTTTCAAATGGTGAAGCTGTAGTATATAAATCTAACGGAAATTCTCCAGTTAGTATCGGAACATATCTTGGTTCAAATGCTGATCAAAATAGATTCCTGCTGGAAAATGCAACTTATTTTGTAAGGGTTTTAAATAATAAAACTGTTAGATTGTATCCATCTTTTAATGATTACATAACTGGAATTAATACAGTTGGATTCACAACAGCGTCAAATACAGGAATCCATAAGTTTAGAACTTATCTCGGTAAAAAGACTTTAAAGTCAATTAAAGTCTTAGATTCTGGGTCTGGATATCAAAATAGAAAACTATATGTTAAACCAGTAGGAATTTCTACAATAGAGCATACAATTAGTTTTACTGATCATAATTTTAAAGAGGGTGATATTGTTGAATATCAATATACTGGCACCCCAATTTCTGGTCTATCAACATCAAACAGATACTATATTATAAAGAAAGATAATGATTCCTTTAGATTGGCAGATGCTGGAATAGGTGCAACAATATCAACAAATTATACTAGAAATATTTTTACTAAATTTTCAAATACTGGAAGTGGATATCATATTTTTAAATATCCAGATGTCAGTGTCACAGTTAATGTTGCATATGGATCGACGAATGTTGGTGTAATTACATGCACACCCATTGTTCGTGGTAGTATTGTTGATTTGTACCTATATGAATCTGGTAGTGGATATGGTAGTACAGTTTTAAACTTTGAAAGAAAACCCAACATATCAATTAAAAATGGTAAAGATGCTACTCTTTATCCAGTTGTTCTTGCAGGAAAAATTGTCAGAGTAGATATAAGAAATAAGGGAACTGAGTATTATTCAACCCCATCATTAACGGTAGTTGGTGAAGGTAGTGGAGCAGTCTTACGCCCAATAATTAATAATGGTCAAATTGTTAATGTTGTTGTAATTAATTCTGGAATAGGATATACACAATCAACAACATCTATCAAGGTAGTTTCTGCTGGAAGAAATGTAAAACTAGAAACAAAGGTTAGAGATTTAACTTTAAATGATGCAAAGAGATATGGATCTGAATATCTACATCCAAAATTAAACACTGGGTTAGAATATTGCAATATTTCCTACTTAAATGAACTTGCAACAAATGAATTCAATGATAACGGGTCTTCTCATTCACCAATTATTGGGTGGGCATATGATGGAAATCCAATATATGGACCATATGGATATAGAAATCCAATTAATTCAGCACAAGGTATAGTCATATTAAAACCAGGATATGTTGAAGATACTTCAGTTATCGTTGATAGACCATCTGGATTTGTGCCAGGATTCTTTGTTGAAGACTATAAATTTGATAATTCTGGAGACTTAGATATACACAATGGAAGATTTTGCAAAACTCCAGACTTTCCAAATGGAACATATGCATATTTTGCTGGAATAACAACGGATGGATTATATCAACCAAAATTCCCATATTTTATTGGCAATAGATTTAGGTCTCTATATGCTGAAAATAATTTAGATCAAGACTTTGATTTTTCAAAATCAGATCTAGTTAGAAATACTTATCCATATAAAATTTCAGATGAATACTCTCAAAATGATTTTATTATTGAAGATGACTCACAATTTAATCAAGAGTCGATAATTACATCTATTGAAAAGGGTCAAATAAAAACAGTTGAGGTTACAAAAAACGGCATTGACTATAAATTAAATGATGCATTAGTATTTGATAATTCGAATTCAAATGCTGAAGGTGCATCAGCTGTAGTTTCTTCTCTAAAGGGTAAGACAATAACATCTATTGCATCATCAACTATAGAATATTCTAATGCGGTTCTAACCTGGGAAGATAAAAATAAAGCAAGAGTTTATATTACACCATTCCATGTATTAAATAATCGTGATATTGTATCAATATCTGGTCTATCAACATTTGTTCCAAAAATAGCTGGAAATAGACAGGTATCAATATCAACAGATAGATTTACCGTATTTAAAGATATTCCATCAAATCCAGTTACTCAATCTGGTTTAGTAACAGACATTTATATTTCTACTATACCAAATACCCTTTCTATAGGTTCAAGTATAGGAATAGGTACTGAAATAATGTCAGTACTAAATATTTTTTCGGAAAGAAAATTATTAAGAGTTAAAAGGGGTGTAAGTGGGACTTCTCACACAACTAGCACTTTGGGATTTGTATATCCCAACTTTATTGAAATTGGATTACCATTACAATATTTTGATTCGGATTTAAATTCAAAGGTATATTTCAATCCAAATCAGTCTGTTGGTGTTGGTACAACATCTGGAGTTGGAGTAGCAGTTACTTATTCTCTAGGAGAATTAAATTATCAAATAGATATTCCTACACAAAGCATTTATTTACCAGATCACCCATTTAAAACAAATCAAAGACTTATCATTAGGAAGAAGAGTGGAGATCCTATTTCTGTTTCAAATACAGAAACTTCATCACCATTTAATTTGCTAAACTCTTCATTTGAATATGTCTATGCTATTAACAAATCAAAAGACTACATTGGTATAGTAACTCAAGTTGGTCTAACGACAAATACTAAGGGTTTGTTCTTTAGAACAAATGGTTCTAATAATTTTGAATATTCATTTGAACCAACATATAATCAAATAACATGCACCATTCAAAAAAATGATGCCGTTGTATCAGTATCCACAGCACATGGACTTATTCCAGGTGATTCAGTTACTTTAAATGTTGTTCCTAACCAATCTGTAGGTATTGGAACTTCTACTGCGGTTAAATTAAAATTTGCGTCAGATATTCAAAAGTTATTGGTTAATCCAGTAGGTTTCAATTCATATCGTGTTAATCCAGCATTAGATACAATAAACATAACATCACATTCATATAAAACTGGTGATAAAGTTTATTATTCAGCATCTGATTTAGTATCTTCTGGGCTATCGACGGGAGTTTATTATGTTTATAGAGTAGATAAAGACAATATCAAATTAACAATAACTTATGAAGACTCCGTATCCAACCCACCAGTAATAGTTTCAATTGCATCTACTGGTGGTTCTAATCAAGCATTGTCCTTAGTTAATCCAAAATTACAACCAATCAAAGGAAATAATTTAGTATTTGATCTAAGCGATTCTTCATTGAGTGGTTACAATTTTAATCTATACTCAGATAAAGACTTTAATAACAAATTTGTATCAATAGCAAATACTTCAATCATATCAACAATTGGTGTTGGAACAGTTGGGGTGACTAGCACTGCTAAACTTACTTTAAATTATTCAGAGTTACTTCCAAATTCTCTATTTTATAATATTGAAAAATCTGGATATATTTCTACAGCTGATGTTAGTGTAAGAAATTATTGTGAGATTTCTTTCATTAATAGTTACTATAATCAAAATTATTCTGTTGTTGGTGTAGGAACAACTACGTTTATTGTCTCACTATCATCACAACCAGAAAATACTTTATATAACCAAAATAATACTTCTGCTCTAGAGTATTCTACCACCTCAAAAACAGCATCTGGACCTATTGACAAAATTTCTGTTAATTTTAGTACAAAAACTTATAAAACTTTACCTGGCATAACAAGTATCATCACTGATAATGGAAGAGATGCTAATTTATTTGTAAAATCTAATGAAATAGGTAAAGTAAGAGATATAAGAATTATAGAACAATCTTTTGAATATCCTTCTGATAATACTCTTAGACCTGAAGCAAATATTCCACCAACGATTAAATTAAAAGATTCATTAACAATTGATAGCATTGAAGTTATTGATGGTGGTAGAAATTATAGCTCCGCACCAGAAATTGTGATTGTTGATGACGAAACTGGGGAAAAGGTTAATAGTGGAATATTAGTTCCAAAAATAAATTCAAATTCAATATCATCTGTTGAAATTTTTGAATCTCCAACTGGACTTAGTTTCAACTCAAAAACTTTATTTACGACTAATAACTCAAATGGAGTCGGTATTTCCACCATACAATCATCTGCTTCTGGCATAGTAACTTGTTTCTTAACTACACCTCTAGTTGGATTTACGACTAACGTGTTTAATGCGGGAGACTTAATTTTTGTAGAGGGTATTACAAAAAATGGAGTAGGTGGATCTGGATTTAATTCCGAAGATTATGGATATACATTCTTCACTGTTTCTTCTTATGAAAATCTTATACCAGCTATAGTTAGATTTAATCTATCTGGATATACAGCAAATCCAGGAATTGCTGATACAATACAAGGTTCTTATGCGACAATTACAAAATACTCAAACTATCCAAAATTCAAAGTAAATCAAAAGAGAACTGAATTTTTAGTAGGGGAGAATTTATATTTAAATAATCTACCTTCAGATCTTTACATTTCTGCAGTTCTAAAAGATTATATCAAAATATCTGGTAGAGATTCATTTAAAGAATCTGACATTGTTAGGGGAACAGAATCTGGTTCTGTGGGAACTATTTCGGAAATTATCCATAGTAGAGGTAAATTCAATGTTGGATATGGAGTAACTGCTTCTCTTGGTTGGAAAACAAATAGTGGGCAATTAAATAATGATATTCAGGTTTTACCAGATAATGACTATTACCAAAATCTCTCATATTCTGTAAAGAGTACAATCCAATATAAAGACTCAATTGATACAATCAATAGACTTTTACATACAACTGGACTTAAAAACTTTGTAGATACTGAAATTATATCTAATAAAAAAGTCTCGATCGGATCTACTTCTGTAGATGGTCTAATAATTTATGATGTAAGTGAAGATAAGAGAGTTGATACAATCTACGGATTTGCATTATCAAAAGATACTTCTACTCAAAATGGGACATCTAAGTTCTTAAAGACTTTTAATAAAAAGTTTGTAGATGGTTTGATTTGCAAAACAAATAGAGTTCTATCAATAGATGATGTTAGCGATCAATTTACAAATAAAGAAAATGTATCAGATACATTTATTGATTTGGATGAATATACAGATTCCTTTGCAAGATTCTTAGTTCAGATTAGAAATACCTCAGGAACTCAAATAGCACTATATGAATTATTGCTGATGTATGATAATAACCAGGAATCAGTATTTACTCTAAGAAAGGGATATTTATCAAATACTGGACTTGGTATAACATTCTCTCCTGGATTCGAAACTGATGCATTAACTACTATATGGAAAGAAGAGGAATTTGCTGATGTAACTGGAAATATTGATACATTTGATGTTCTTTCCCTGAGATTTACACCAAATGATCCATATGATACTGATTATGACATAAAATTTATTAAGGAAGTTTTAAATCCAAATGTTGTTGGAGTTGCATCAACTTCTATTGGTCTGGTTAAAAACCTATCTACAAATACTTTAGTTTCTGCTGGTTCTACTGCAACTATTTTTGAATATCCAGCTAATCAATATGATGCTGTCCATTCAATGTTCCATATTTCTAACTTGAATGATAATACAATGAATTTTGTGGAAGTTTATTTGAGTCATGATGGAACAAATACTTATCTAGCAGATTATTACTTTGATTCTAATTCTTCTGAAGGAATATCTTTTAATGATTTTGGAGAATTTGATGCTTCTTTAGTGGGTGGGACATTAACATTAAAATATACAAATCCAACTACGTCTCAAGTTAGAGTATTAACTAATGCAGTTGGATTTGGTTCAACATCTGCTGGAATTGGAACAATTAGATTTATAAATGATTTCCAACCAGAAGGTACGGAGAGAAGTGCAAAATACCAATCCAATTATGTTGTTGGTACTGGTGTTACAACTATCCTAACATGTACATCCTCAGAGATTACATCAATCAAATCTTTAGTTAGTGTTAGCTATGGTTCAACATATGCACTACATCAGATACTAACAATCAATGCCGATGGAACCGATGTATTTTCTACACAGTATCCTTTCTTATCGGTTGGAAGTACCACGGGTATTGGTACTTTTGGTGCAGATATTTCATCTGGCAATGTTCGAGTAAGATTTTTCCCAGATGCATCAGTAACTGGTATAGTTACTATTAAGTCATATAATGAAATAATTTATACCGATTTAGATTTAGAAAATTCTTACCCAGAAATAACCTATGGATTTAATAGAACACAAAGTATCGGAATAGGATTATTTGATTCATTTAATAGTAAGAGAATCAATAAAACGGAATTTGAACTAGAGTATAATAACACTCCAATTTTTACAAAAGAATTTAATCCTCAAGATAGTTCAATTTTAAACCCAGCAACAGGTAAATTCACAATTCCAAATCACTTCTTTAGTACTGGAGAAGCTTTAATTTATAAACCTGGTTCTACTATTGCTGGAGTTTCTTCTGCGCCTGTTGGCATTGGTTTAACTGCAGATTCTGTTGGAGTAGTGACAAACAGACTTCCATATAGAGTGTGGGCTATTAAAGATAATAACACCGAATTTAGAATTGCAACAAGACCAGAATATGCAACCGCTGGAATTTCTGTAACTTTCACGACTTTAGGTAGTGGAAATGCACATATATTTGAGATGGTTAAGAAAAATGAAAAAACCATAATTGCAGTTGATGATGTCATTCAGTCTCCACTCGCTTGGACCCCAATAGTATATACAGTTGATGGTAATGGTGGTTTCATTGGAACAGGAGAAACTGTTTTCTCAATCAGTGGAATTTCTTCAATTGTGACTGGTGATATTATTAGAGTTGAAGATGAGTATATGAAAGTCGCTGGAGTTGGACTAGGAACTACCAGCACTGGTCCAATATCTACGGGCATGATTAAATTAGTCAATGTTGAAAGGGGATTTGTTGGTACAGTAGCTACCAGTCATATGGATGCTTCAACAGCTAGAGTTTATAAAGGTTCTTACAACATTGTTGGAAACAAAGTATTCTTTACAGATCCACCAAAAGGAAGTGGATTAGTAACTTTAGATGATAGCGGACTTCCAAGACCATTTTCTAAATTTAATGGTAGAGTTTTCTTAAGACAAAATTATGAAAATAATTTAATATATGATGATATTTCCCAAGACTTCACTGGTATTGGGCAGACTTTTAGACTTACTATTGCTGGCGTCAATACTAGTGGTATTGAGACTGGAAGTGGATTAGTTTTAATCAATGGATTATTCCAGACACCAACAACTGTAAATAATGCGGGTAATAATTTCTTATATGGAGAAAGTGCTGGAATATCCAGTATAACATTTACTGGTATTACATCTACTGATGGAACAAAAGTTACATCTATTTCGGATGTAAATCAAAATCAATTCCCAAGAGGCGGTTTGATTGTTTCTCTTGGATCAACAAATGGATTAGGTTTTGCACCCCTTGTTGGTGCTTCTGTGACTGCTGTGGTTGGTGCAGGTGGTTCGATTGTATCTGTTGGATTGGGTAGTACAGATATTCTTGGATCTGGATATAATGGACTTACAGCAATTGGTGTTAGTGTTTATCAACCTGGACATACTGGAGTAGCAGCTTCAATTAGAGCCAATGTTGGAGCTGGTGGAAGTCTATCATTTACTGTTATTGTTGGTGGAAATGGATATACAGCAAATCCTGATATTTTAGTTTCCGAACCAACTTATGAAAATCTACAAATCACTGGGGTTTCTAGATTAGGAATTGGATCTACTACCACTACTGGACTAAATGCATTAATTTCTTTAGAAGTCGGTCCAAATTCAAATCCAATAACTTCTGGAAGAAATGCAGATGCTGCAAGATTGATTCTTGCAAATAAGACGTTAATTGGTGAAGTTGCTGTAGGTAGAATGTTAGCGGCATTCCCAGCATTTACAGTTCCAGGTGGAAATCAAAATTGTATTGATGATATTGTTGATGTTTTAGAGTGTATTACATACAATCTCCAATATGGTGGTAATGACTCAGTATATGATGCTGGTAAGATTTATATCGACAATGCGTACCTTGCTGGAGAGGAAGCAGAATCAATCTATGCATTCCAACAAGCAAGAGATATGGCAATTCAAGCCATGAGAAATGAGTCTATAACCATTGGTGGGTACTCTAGTGAAACTCAAGTCTTTGATTATACTATTGAAGGTGATATTTCTGAATTACCTGGAGTATATAACCCTGGAGATTGTGCTGATGTTGCCTCAGCAATCACAACATTTGTTGGTATTGTAACATATGCTGTCGGTCTAGGAACAATACCTGGTTCAAGAACTATCGCGCCAGGATCACTATTTGAAGTTTCCAAATTCATTATTAATAGACCTGGATATGCATTTGAAATTGGAGATGTATTTAAACCAGTTGGTCTAGTTACCGCGAAAGGTTTGGTTTCTCCAGTAGCAGATTTTCAATTAACAGTCCTTGATGTTTATTATGATAAATTTGCATCATGGCAATTTGGACAATTAGACTTTATTGATTCAATTAAACCACTTCAAAATGGAACTCGCTCCGTATTCCCACTCAGATACAATTCCGAGCTAGTGAGTTTTGAAAAAGATGAGAAAAATAATGATTCCGCACTCATAGATTTAGATGCTGTCTTACTAGTATTCTTAAATGGTGTATTACAAGAACCAAAATCTGCTTATATATTTGATGGTGGTTCTTCAATTCAGTTTATTTCAGCACCTAAAGTTGAAGATAATATTTCCATATTCTTCTATAATGGAACTAGAGGTGTTGATAGCGAACAGACTGATATTTTAGAGACGATAAAAATTGGAGATTCAGTATTTGTTAATAGGGCAAATGGAATTTCAACGTCATTGTCTCAAATTTCTCAAAGAACTGTTTATGATATCCCAACTTCAGATACACTAGAGACAGATCTTTATCAAAATATTGGAATTGATGAATTTAATTATCGCTCTATAGATTGGTCTAAGCAGAAAAGAGACTTAATTATTAATGGTGATATTGTTTATAAAGATAGGGATTCTTTAGAGGGTCAAATTTATCCAACAGCAAGAGTTATTAAAACAATTCAATCTGGAGATAATGAAATATTTGTCGATAACGCTAGATTCTTTAATTATGAAGAGGATGAATCCAGTATTAACATTCCATCATTTGATGCATTAATAATTGAAGATAAGTCTCCAGTTGCTGCTGCAATTTCTGCAACAGTATCAGTCGCTGGTACTATATCTGGATTAACGATAACCAATGCGGGATTTGGATACACAACTGCAACAGTTTCTGTTAAGTTTTCAGCTCCTAAGAGATCTTCAGTTGGTGTTGGCACAACTGCTGGACCACAAAATTCTACTTCAATTGCAAGTGCTACTGCAACAATTGTAAATGGTTCTGTGTCTTCAGTAACTTTGGTAAAACCTGGATTTGGTTATACAAGCACGAATCCACCACAAATTCTCGTTGAACAACCAAAAGTAATTTCAGAACTAGTAAAAGATATTTCTATAGTTCAAGGTTTCTCTGGAATCATAACTGGAATTACAACTACCGCTGGAATTGGAACTGCCCTTGCACTCAAGTTCTTTGTTAATGCATATACTGATCTTCAAGTTGGATATCATATATTTGTATCTGGTACAAATGTTGGTAGTGGAGTTACATCAATTTATTCAAATAATAATGATGTTATTGGTGTAGGAACTCAATACGTTGATAACATTTACAGAGTAAGTGCTTTACCAGCATTGAATGAAATTGTTTGTAATATCAGATCTAATACAGTGACAACTGGAATCCAAACATTAGGAACATCAATTTATAATCCTAATGGATATTATTCATGGGGTAGATTATCTTCTCTATCCAGAGCAAGTAATCCAATATCTATTGGTGTATCTGGAAGAACAATTAATTCTGGACTATCAACGTTCCCAACAATTCAAAGAAGAGGGTATGGATTGAGAGATAATGGAGCTATTAGAAAAATTCTACCAGATTAACCTTAATAAATAGAAAGAAAACCGTTTAAAAATGTCGGCAATTATAACTGATCAATTTAGAATATTAAATGCAAACAATTTTGTTGAATCGGTAGATAGTACCAATAATTCCTATTACATTGTTGTTGGACTGCCAAACCCAACACAAGTCGGTTTTGGTAGAGTGACTAACTGGAATGATAATGTAGAAACCCCAACAGATAATTTTAGTTATTTGTCCCATGTTCAAGATACTTCTCTCTTTGGGAAAAAAGTTACTTCTTCAAATGTTAGGAGATTGGTAAGGAGAATTGATTGGACTAGAGGAAGCAGATATGAAATCTACAGACATGATTATAGCACAACAAACCTATCTCCAGTAACTTCATCAAGTCGTTTATACGATGCAAATTATTATGTAATGAATAGTGATTATAGAGTCTATATTTGCATTGATAATGGATCGAGTGGAATCAATACAACTGGAAATGCATCTCAAGATGAACCACTTTTTACTGATTTAGAACCATCAGTAGCTGGAAATAGTGGTGATGGATATACCTGGAAATACTTATTTACTGTATCCCCAAGTGATATTATAAAATTTGATTCTACAGAATATATTTCTGTTCCTTCAAATTGGAGCACCAGTACAGATTCCCAAATCCAATCTGTCAGAGAAAACGGTGATTCCACTGTTAATGAAAATCAAATTAAAAAAATCTATATCGATAACCCTGGACAAAATTATAGTTCAGGTGAAGTAAATATAGTTGGAGATGGAACTGGTGGTAAAGCAGTTATTTCAGTAGATAGTGGTGGAAAAATAACTTCTGCTGTTGTATCTGCTGGAGGAAAGAATTATACTTATGCTATGGTAGATTTGGGACCTCTACAACCAGCAGGTAATATCAGCAACCCAGCAAAACTAATTCCAATTATTCCACCATCTAGAGGTCATGGATATGATATCTATAAGGAATTAGGGACTGATAGAGTATTGCTTTATGCTAGATTTGATGATTCAAATAAAGATTTTCCAACTGATACTGCATTTGCCCAAGTTTCAGTTGTAAAAAATCCATTAAGAGTCAATTCAACTAATGTTTATGATGAAAGTCAATTTTCTGCAACAAATGCGATTAAGTTGAGAAATGATGGTACTATCAGTGGTGAAAATTATTTAACGATTGGAAAAGAAATATCCCAAAGTGTAGTTGTTGATGGTAATAATGTTACTGCGGTTGGTTATGTTGCTTCATATGATGAAGAGACTAAAGTAATCAAATACTTTACAGATAGATCTTTATTCTACCACCCATCAACTTATGATCAGCAGGATTATGTTGGAGTTAGTAGCTTAGGTAGAAGATACGAATTCTCATCATCTGGAGGAACAATAACCACTACTGATGGGTTCTCTGGTTCTGTTGATACTGGATATACTGGAATCACTACAAATCCAACTGGAAATAAAAATATAAATCTTGGAATACAATTTACAAATGGTCTTGCAGCATCTGAGATAAATAAAGGAACAGGGGATATTATTTACTTAGATAATAGACCTCTTGTTTCAAGAAATTCTAGACAAAAAGAAGACGTTAAAATTATCCTGGAATTTTAAAGATGCCACAAAAAACTAATTTAAATATCAATCCATATTATGATGATTTTGATAAGAATGATAATTTTTATCGTGTCTTATTTAAACCAGGATATCCTGTACAAGCTAGAGAATTAACGACTCTACAGTCTATTCTACAGAATCAAATTGAATCTTTTGGTAGTCATATTTTCAAAGATGGATCAATGGTGATTCCTGGTGGAGTCACATATGATAGACTTTACAATGCAGTCAAATTAAACCCACAACATTTTGGAATTGATATTTCAATTTATTTGAATAGTATTGTTGGTAAAAAAATCACAGGTGCTGAATCTGGAGTAACTGCATCTGTACAAAAGATTCTACTTCCACCAGATTTAGATATTGAATATCCTACAATATATGTAAAATATATAAACGCAAATATAGATTTAGAACCAGCACCATTTAATGATGGGGAAACTCTAATTCTTCAAGAATCTATAACATATGGCAATACAACTCTCCAGGTTGGTGATAGTTTTGCTTCTTGCGTAGATAGCAGTGCAACTTCAGTATCCTCAGCCGTTCATGTTAGTGAGGGTGTTTATTTTATTAGAGGAACTTTTGTACAAGTACAAAAAGACACTATTATATTAGATCCATACTCAAATTCATCTTCATATAGAGTTGGATTTAATATTTCTGAAGAATTAATTTCTTCTGGCGATGATTCTTCCCTTTATGATAATGCTCGTGGATTTTCCAACTATGCCGCTCCTGGAGCAGATAGATTAAAAATTTCAACTGTTTTAGCAAAAAAAGTATTAACAGATTTTGATGATAAGAATTTTATTGAACTAGTAAGAATTGATAATGGTGAAATTAAAAAACTGCAGGATAAATCAACATATTCAATAATCAAAGATTATTTCGCAAAGAGAACTTTTGAAGAATCTGGAGATTATTCCGTTGGGGCTTTTGGCGTTGAATTAGCAGAATCTTTAAATGATAGGTTATCCAATGGTGGAATTTATAATTCTGATCAAAAAACAGAGCAAAATAATACCCCATCTGATGACTTAGTTTGCGTAAAAATTTCTCCAGGAAAAGCTTATGTTAGAGGATATGATATTGATTTTCCAGGAACAACAATCTTAGATGTAGAAAAACCTAGAGATTTAGAAACAGTAACATCTGCTTCAATCCCATTTGAAATGGGAAATCTAGTAAAAGTCAATAACGTTCGTGGATGCCCATTTGTTGGATTAAATAATAATAATAACTATGTTGATCTACAAACATATAGAAAAACTTCTAATAATGCAGCATCTGGTGAAACAATTGGTAGAGCGAGAGTTTATTCATTTTCAGCAAATTCAGATTATGTAAATGAAAGCTCAGCATTTAATCTATATCTTTTTGATATCCAAACTTATACAAAAATAACTTTAAATGAACTTGTATTTTCTGGATTTTGTCCAGCGACAAGTTATATTAGAGGTTTAAGTAGTGGAGCTTCAGGTTATCTTGTACAAGCTCCAGGACCATCTGGGACCACAGGAATCTATCTTTCTCAAACTTCTGGAAACTTTATTGTTGGAGAGCAAGTTTTAATTAATGAATCTTCTGAATATAGAAGATCCATTGTTGCTGTAGAAACAAATAGTATTAAGGACATAAAATCGGTTTATCAATCATATACAACTGCATCTGGAATAACCACAGATTTTTCTGCAGATACTATTTTAGATAGAAAAATCCCAACAGGATTTTCAATAACTGATACAATTACTGTTAATTCCATTGGTATTGCAACATGTGCTGGAAAAACCTTCAGTGGAATATCAACCAATACGATAATTAGATATCAAAGACCTGGATTCACAACTGAAACATATAATAGAGTAACAGCAGTATCAACAGATTTACAATATTTGTATCTGACTGGAGTTAGCACAGTTTTTGGAGTATGTGATGGTGGAGTTCCAGGATCGGGAACAGTTGATGCTACTTTTACCATCGGACTTCCAAAAGTTCAAAATGAAGATAACGCATTTTTATATGCTAAATTATCTTCTCCAAATGTTTCCACTGTAGATTTAAATTCATCTACGGTAACAATTGTAAAGCAAGTAAATGGACAATCTACAAGCCCCTCTGGAAATTTAAGTCTCAATACAAATACTTTAGGATTTAGTAGTGCATTTTTTGAACCTTATGATAGCGATAGATATTCGATAATTTATAATGATGGTGCAGTTGAACAACTAACTTCAGACCAAGTATCGTTATCTGCAAATAATTCACAAATAAACTTTACTGGATTAAGATCTGGAATTGGTAGCGTAACAGTTAATACAACAATCAAGAGGCAGGCTGTAAAAAGTAAAAGAAAGGATTATATTAGAAGTGCTCAGATAATCGTAAGTTCTACTTCTTCTGGAGTTTCAACATCAATTTCTGGACTATCAACGAGTCCTTATTATGGTCTAAGAGTTGAAGATAGAGAAATATCACTGAATGTCCCAGACGCTGTAAAACTGATTGCAGTTTATGAGTCTTTATCAACTTCAACACCAACTTTAGATACTTTACAATTTGTTAGTGGGTTAGGACTTGACATTAATGCAATTATTGGTGAAAAAATTACAGGTTCTGAAAGTGGATCTGTTGCTCAAATTGTAAATAAACCATCTTCAACAGATATTCAATTTGTTTATCTAAACTCAAATAAATTTGTTGTCGGTGAGTTAGTTACTTTTAGTGAATCAAATATTCAATCATCAATTCAAGCAATTACATCTGGAAGTTATTTAAACATTACAGATAGATATTCTCTAGATAAGGGTCAAAAAGAGCAATATTACGATTACTCTAGAATTGTTAGAAATAGAGGTACTGTATCACCTTCCAGAAAGCTACTGATTATATTTGATAAGTATGTTGTCCCATCAAACGATACTGGTGACTTCTACACAGTAAATTCTTATGATAAAGAAAGATATACAAAAGATATTCCAATACTAGCAAATAATACAAGAGCTTCTGATGTAATTGACTTTAGACCAAGGGTTTCCGATTTTACTTCAACTTCAAGTTCCCCATTTGATTTTTCTAGTCGCACATTTGGTTCGTCATCAGTAAATACCAATTTGGTTGTTTCTCCAAATGAAAGTTCCATTTTAGGATATAAGTATTATCTATCAAGAGTTGATAAAGTTGTTTTAGATAAACAAGGAAATATCAGTGTAGTTAAAGGAACTTCTTCAACTCCACCTAAAGAACCAGTAAATGTTGAAGAAGCGATGACAATCGCTACAATATCTTACCCACCATACTTATACAATGTAAAAGATGCTTCTATTAATTTAATTGATAATAGAAGATATACGATGAGAGATATTGGAAAACTAGAGGACAGAATAGAAACCTTAGAAACAGTAACATCTTTAAGTTTGTTAGAACTTAATACAAAGAGTCTTCAAATACAAGATGCTGATGGACTATCAAGGTTTAAGTCAGGATTCTTTGTAGATGATTTTTCTGATAATGGAAGAATGGATTTGACAAACTTTGATTCAAAGTCTGATGTTGATACTGAAAGCAAAGAATTAAAGACACCAACTGATTTCTATTCATTAAAATTAGAACCAGCATTATCAGATTCCATTAACTCCGATACTGCAGACTTTAGCAGCAATTTGGCACTTCTAGATCCAAATGTCAAGAAGACTGGAGATTTAATCACTCTCAATTATGAAGAAAAGGAATGGATTCAGCAACCATTAGCTTCAAGAGTTGAAAATGTAAATCCATTCCAAATGGTTGAATATATTGGAAGAGTTATTCTCTCACCAGCTTCGGATAACTGGGTTAGAAACGTATATGTCCCTGGTGGAACTAGAACAATAACTGGTGGATGGAATGGTTCCTACATCGATAATGTTCTAATTAGTTCAGAACCAGACACGTACATGCGTTCTAGAAACGTACAATTTGCATCTGGTGGATTAAAACCATTAGGAAGATACTACCCATTCCTTGATGGAATATCGGGTATTGATGTTGTTCCCAAACTACTTGAAATTGAAATGCAATCTGGAACTTTCTCAGTCGGAGAGACTGTAGATGGGTTTGTAGGTGCATCTAAACTCATTACTTTTAGAACATCTAGACCCGATCACAAATCTGGACCATATTTAACACCAACAACAACGTACAATTCAAATCCATATAATACCTCATTATCATTAAGTACTCAATATTCAGCATCTGCAACGGTTTTAAATATTGATATTGCTTCACTCTCGGAAGAAGTTCTAGGCAAATATAGTGGTTATGTTACAAGTGGAATGACTCTTGTTGGACAAACTAGTGGTGCCACCTGCATAGTTTCGAATATTAGATTAGTAGCTGACACTTTTGGTGATTTAATTGGTTCATTCTTCATTAGAGATCCACTAACAACTCCTCCACCATCAATAAGAATTCAAACTGGTAGTAGAACATTTAAACTAACAACTAGCTCAACAAATGCAACTCCACTTCCTGGTAGTTTGCTGATCAGTAGTGGTGAAACAACATATTCTGCTAGCGGAATAGTAGATACTTACAGACAAGATACTGTTATTGTAAGAACTCCACCCCCACCACCACCTAATAGAGGTGGTGGAAAGGATCCACTTGCACAATCATTCACTGTTGATGAGACGGGTGCTTTCTTAACTGCAGTAGATTTATACTTTGCAAGCAAAGATGAAAATGAAAAATGCTATGTTGAAGTTAGAGATGTTGAACTTGGAACACCTACTGATAGACTTGTACAAGATTTTGCGAGAGTAATTTTAGAACCAAGTCAAATTGGAATATCTTCAGATGCATCTGTTGCAACAAAAGTAACTTTCCCATCACCAATATACTTACAACCACAAAGAGAATATGCAATTGTTGTTCTTGCACCTACAACGAATAATTATGAACTTTGGGTTGCGAGAATGGGTGAAAAGACTGTAAATGGGCAGAATTTACCAGATGCAGAGTCTGTAATGGTAACGAAACAATATATTGGAGGAAGTCTATTTAAATCCCAAAATGGTACTATTTGGACAGCGAGCCAATTTGAAGATTTGAAATTCAAACTTTATAAAGCGAAATTTACTTCCCAATCTGGATCTGCATTCTTCTACAATCCAAAGTTAGAAGTTGGTGACTCCAATATTCAAAAATTAATTCCAGATTCAATAAGAATCTTCCCAAGAAAAATTAATGTTGGTATTACAACTGTTTATTTAAACTCTATCAAACAACAATTAGTACCTGGTAAGAGAGTTAAGGCAAGCACTTCTCTGGCTAATGGATACATTGAAAGAGTTGGAGGTGGTGTTTCATTCACTGGAATTACAACGATTTCTACTGGTGCTGGTTATTCTGGCGGTTCATATCCAAATGTTCGCCTATACCCAATTACAGGAAATGGTAGTGATTTAATTGCACAATCAGTTTCATTCTTCAATACAGGAAAACTTAATCAAGTCGTAATCAATACAACTGGTATTGCAACTGGAAAAGGATTTTCTGTTGGTGATGTTGTTGGAGTTGTTACAGCAGATGTTGGCAATTCTGGTACAGGTGCTAGACTGTCTATCAGTGGAATTGATGGATATGATACACTATATTTGACTAATGTACAGGGTGACAATTTCCTTTTAGGTGGCAGTCTTCAAGTTTATACTAATGATACAACTCAAGTTTCATATGCGAATACTGTAGTTATTACATCAACAGCTGTTGGTGGTCAATATTCTGGAAATGTTCTAGAAGTTACTCAGTTTAATCATGGCATGACTTCCAATAATAATAAAGTTACTATTAGTGGAGTTAAACCAAATACAAATCCAACTTCCCTAACCGTTGATTTAGATATAACAGATACTACAATTTCATTAGCTAATACCACTGGATTTTCAAGATTTGAAGGAATAACTACAGCATTTGGATATCTAAAAGTTAATAATGAAGTTATCTACTATAATAGCATTGGCAGTGGCGTACTTGGAATTGCAACCAGAGGTGTTGATGGAACTGCTATTAGAAAACACTATGTAAATGACCCTGTTTATAAGTATGAAATTGGAGATGTTTCTTTAACAAGAGTAAATAAAACCCATGACATGTCCTCTGATGCAACGTTAAGAAGTCTCAATGATATCGATAGTTATAATATTGAAATTGATAGGGGTTCTCGTTCCACTGGAGAATCGCAATTGAACTTCTCACTTGAGTCTCAAGTTGGTGGAGATGATATTTCGGTTTCTCAAAATATTCAGTATAATTCTATTATCCCACAATTCAATGTAATTACACCAGGTCAGTCTTCATCAGTTTCTGGTTCAATTAGAACAGTTTCTGGCACAAGTGCAGGTGGTTCAGAGGTATCATTCTTGGATAATGGATTTGAAGCAGTTCAACTCAATCAAATTAATGACCTTTCATCTCCAAGAATTGTATGTTCAAGAATCAATGAGACAACAAGATTAACCACACTTCCAAAGAACAGATCTCTAACTGTTAATGTTTCAATGAAGTCTAATGATCCAAATCTTTCCCCTGCGATCGATACTCAGACAGCATTTGTTGCTCTTGGAAGAAATCGTCTCAATAATCCAATACTTGACTATGCAAATGACTCTAGAGTTAATCAACTAAGCGGAGACCCTCATTCTGCTATCTATGTGTCTCAGAGAGTTAATTTATCTCAACCAGCAACTTCACTTAAAGTCTTTGTTTCAGCATACAGAGACTCCTCTGCAGATTTTAGAGTTCTTTATAGACTCTTTAAAGCAGACTCTAGTGAAATTGCACAATCATATAATCTGTTCCCTGGTTATGATAACTTAACTGATACAAATAACGATGGTTTTGGGGATACTATTGTTAATGAAGCAAACAATAATGGAAAACCAGATAAACTAGTTCGCTCTAGTAGGGAAAATGAATTCATTGAATATCAATTCAGTGTTGATGATTTAGAGCAATTTACTGGATATTCTATTAAAATTGTTATGAGTGGAACCAATGAGGCAAAATCTCCTAAATTTAAGGATATTCGTGCTATTGCATTGGCTTAATATGAAAAAAATGATTCGTGTTGAAGGCGAAAAGAACTTGTACAGAGATACAAGTTCTGGTGCAATAATTAATACAGATGAATATGAATATTCGCAGTATATTAAACAAAGGGAAAGAAGGAATAAAGAAAAACAAGAAATATTGGAATTGAAAAATGAATTAAGTGAAATTAAAACTCTATTAGTACAACTTTTAAAAAATGAATCCTGACGAAATTACTTTAGAAAATCTAAACAAAAATTTTGAATATGCAAAAATCTCAAGAGAAATTGATGCGTGTAATGATTTAGAGAAAATGCGAGATGTTGCAAAATGCTATGTCAAATTATTTTTGAAAACCCAGGAGACTATTATTTCTTTAGAGTCTATCGGAACTAAATAATAACATGAGATGTTATTTCAAAAAGTAGATGGCAGTATATGTATCAAATTTAGTGATTAATTGTGGTACTGACTTTTTCCAAACATTTAATCTGACTAACACTCAAGGTGATACTTCTTTTAATCTGACAAATTATTCCATAGCATCCAAACTTAAAAAACATCCTGCCAGTTCTTCTTCTACAGCATTTACAGCAACAATAAGTAATGCTGCTAATGGTACAGTTGGAATTGCCTTAACTTCTGGTCAAACCGCAGATTTAAAACCAGGTAGATATGTTTACGATATAGTAATTACTAGCTCTACTGGATACAAAACAAGGGTTATCGAAGGAAACGCTTTAGTCAGAGAAGGAGTAACAACTTAATGACATCTATAAAGGCTAGAGTAGGACAACAAAACACAATTAGAGTAATTGCATCCAACTCATTTGCTGGATCTGGAATTAAATTATCTGATATATCAGATATAGATATCTCGGGTAGAGCTGATAAGTTTGTTATGGTTTATAATGCTGCTCTGAACAAATATGTATTTGTAGATCCAGATCAAATTTTAGTAGCAGCCGCTGCAACGGTAAATACAGCTTCTGCTGCTGGATTACCAGGTTCTTTTATCGATGCTTTGGATACAGATCAATCTAGAGCAAATAATATTGATTTAGATGGTGGAACTTGGTAAAAAATATAAATACCTAAAGGAAAGAGTATCAAAAGCGAGGCAATCTAGATGACAGCCGCCGTAATTCAGTTTAAAAGAGGTAATTACGCTGGATTGCCAGCACTTGGAGCGGGGGAACCAGGATTTACAACTGACTTTTATGATTTCTACATTGGTCTTGATGATACGATTGGTAATAATAAATTCTTCGGAAGTCAAAGATATTGGACTAGAGAAGACGGAATTGAGTCTGCATATTTAAACTTAGTAGATAGAAACGGTTCGAACAGAATAAGTCTTAAGGCACCCAATGTACTAGCAGGTGTAACTACTTATGTACTACCAGCAACACCAGTAGCTGGTGGTCTGCTGCAATCTGATGCAAATGGTCAGTTATCCTGGTCAAGTGCATTAACACAAGTTAATTTATCAAGTCTATATGTTACTGGATTTAGTACATTCCAGTCTGCAGTTTATGTTTCGGATACTACAGATTCATTTAATAAAGATACTGGTTCTTTAGTTGTAGATGGTGGTCTTGGAGTAGAAAAGAATACAAATATCGGTGGTCAGATTCAAGTTTCTGGGTTAGGAACTTTTGTATCTGGTCTTAGAGTCACAAGCACCACAGACTCGACTTCTACGAGCACTGGAGCAGTTGTTATTAACGGTGGGGTAGGATTAGCGAGAAATCTTTTCGTTGGTGCTGGTGCTTCTATTACAGGTGTTACAACGATTGCTAGCACTGCCAACACAACAAACCTTGGTCAAGGTGCGTTAGATGTTAAGGGTGGTGCTAGTATTGCACAAAACCTTTATGTTGGTGCTGCTCTAAGTGTATCTCAAGCATCGACTTTTGAGGGTAATGCAGTTTTCAATGGTGACATTACTCTTGGAAATGCTGAGACAGATAATATTATTGTTAATGCTGATGTAGAAGGAAACTGGCTTCCAAATATCGACAATGCTTATAATATTGGTGATGCAACTCAGGGAAAAACCTGGTTAAATGGTAGCTTTAGTGGAATTGTATCGGCTACTAGTGGATTAAGGGGTGCCAATGTTACTATTGGTATTACTTCAGCGAGAACCATTAATACAACATCAGGGTCTCTATTCTTAACAGGTGCAGATTCAAGAGTAGTAACAGTTGGTGATGCTAGTGTATTAGGAAATCTTGATGTTCAAGGTAATTCTACGATTGTTGGTAGCGAGACCGTCAAAAATATTCAAATAGGAGTTAATAGTACAACTCAAATTGATACATCTTC